TACATGTGGCATGCTATGAAAAATATGGAATCGTTCCTCGTGAACACCATACATGACTCAGTTATATCTGAGGTGCATCCCGATGAACACCAGCAGTTCAGGGACTACAGCTTGCATGCGTTTACAACGTGTGTATATCACTACCTTAAGGAAGTATACGGAGTTGAGTTCAACGTACCGCTAGGCATTGGTGTGAAGATAGGCGACCCTAACTGGGGGTCAGGTGAAGAACAAACGTGTGTACCTCTACCACCATATGACATGGATGGTATAGACTATTCACAATTGATAACGGAGTGGACAGATGGCTAACTTAAGTACGAAAATGATAGCACAGCATACAATAGTGGTGAATGAAGATGAACGGCTAACTATACTAGCAGCTCTTAGATATAGGCTTGCGCATTTAACGCTTAATGCTACCTGTCAAGCTGAGACACAAGGCTTAATAGCTACAATGCTAGAGGACATCCCCAATGGCTAAACGAATGGCAGTAAGGCTAATCAAGTACGGCTACAGTGGACTGGAAGGGTGCCCGTTGGGTACTGAGTTCAAGGCAGTCAAGCATGTAGTTGAGGACGTACCGCACATCAAGGCAGTGTACATCCGAGGCAGTACATTAGCTAAGGCAACAGGCAACAAGGTTCAATGGAATCTAAAGCAGTACCTGTTTGTATTGGGTACAGACCACAGTGATTTTGAGGAGATAGTATGAGACTAGCAACACAACACATCCGTGTAACACAGGGACATAACATGTTTCAATTGCATCGTGATGGTAAGACAACATGGATAACTGAGGGGGATAGTAAAGACCAACACGCATCCAATGTCATAGAGCATGAGTCAGTACGTGCAGCGAAGGCTCTCTTCGGTGCCATCACAACAGCAGGTAAGTAGCATGGAATTTATAGCAGGGGTATTCATGGGGCTAGCCATAGCCGCAGCTATTGCATCACTAGCAGCATTAGTATGAGGATTTAGCATGACTAAAGTAAAACTATTAACCAGTGGTGGTTACAGGGGGCTTGAAGCAGCAGTAGGTAAGACCTTCCAAGCTACCAAGTACCTAGGACACTGGAACATTAAGGGCAAGCAGCTTGAAGCAGTAGGTTGCACGGTACGCATGGAAGAGTATGCATTCCTTCAACGTGAAGTGGAGGTGCTACCATGCCTTATGCACGGATTGTAACCACAGGCAGAGGCACTGCCATCCGTACAATTAAGCTAGCAGATGGACAGACTACAGAAGCTGTTGACCACATAGCAGCCACGTTATCTAGCATCATAGAAGAAGAACGAGACATCTTGAAGGTGGAGGTAGATTACACGGGCTGCAACAACAGTGATACTATCTCTCGCTATGACCCTTAACATGGGACATAAGTATATCAAGCGTGTAGTCAAGAACGACATGCACCTGCCTAGTCAGGATGCAGCAGTAAGAAAAAGGTGGACACTAGTAGACATGCAGTATATGCTAGCTAACCACAAAGAGATGTACATAGAAGACATTGCCCTGTACTTAGATAGGACAGTGAAAGCATGTAAGGATAAAGCATTCCTCATGGGATGCAGTATCAAATCAAAACCAAAAAGTGAGAACTTATGAGTGACCATGTAGTAGGCATAGCAGACAAGATTACCAGTAAAGAAGCAGGCAAGAACCACAACTTAATCTACAGTGTATGCGTAGTAGAGGAAGGTCAGGATGACACATGGTTCGGGTATGGTTGGGATGAACCAGAGTTCACAGAGGGTGCAGAGATTGAGTTCGACATCGAGTACAACGGTGACTTCATGAACATTGATGTCAGTAGCTTGAACATCCTTCAAGATGGTGAGCCTAAGCGTAGCAGTCGTGGTCGCTCATCAGGTGGTGGTGGACGTAACAGTCGCGGCAGTAGCAGCTCATCACGGGGTAGTAGCTCTCGTAGTAAGCCAGCAGGTAGAGGCAAGCCAGCAGCCAAGCGAGGTGGTGCATCCAGTGGTGGTGATACAGACAAGGATAAGATGTGGGCTGATAAAGATAAGATGATTCGTAGACAGGCATGTATGAATACAGCCATCAAGCTTGTCACCTTGCTACATTCAATAGGTGTACTACCTAAGCCAGCTAAGAAAAGTGAAGGCTATGATGCAACAGTAGCACTGTGTGATGAAGAAGCTTCACGCTTGTATGACCAGTACGAGGAACAAGTGTACGGGGGTGGAAGCCCTAAGCAAAGTAACACACGAGGTCGTGGCAACTACTCGGACGATATCCCGGACTAGCCTGCCGTTAGCCCAGACAACAGAGTTATATACAGGTGATATGGTGGAGCTGGTGGAATGGAACAAGAGGACAGAAGGGGTAACCTTTCAAGTCACAGCAACCAACAGCCCCATAAGGTGTGAGTCTGGTGTCATGATTACCATAGTACACGGTAGCCAAACAATGACAGTAGACAGGCACTGGCTCACTCTTATATGCAAGGCAAGTGAGATAGATTTTGATGATGACATACCTTTTTAGAGGTGACCATGGATACATTAAGACTAAGACAATTGGTAGTAGAGTTCGTAGTACTGGCAGTTGATGCCGTACCAGTGGATGAGCAGGAAGACTTCACAGTCCCTGAGATGCTCAAGACATGGGCAGCTGACCCGGAGTGCATGCTTAGTCCTATGTTCCTAGGCTATGTGATAGGGGAGGGGGAGGACATCAATGCCTTCTCTCCTGAGGCACTGCATTTAGCTGTGCTGTCATCAGCAGAATTACAAGCAAGTAACGTAGACTTTGATTGGATAGGAGATTGTGATGCCACGCATAAGCCGCATTAAGAAAGAGAAGGTACTCATCAACGATGCCGATAGCAGTGTTTATGCCATTGGCTTCATGACACAACAGAAGATGCATTACCTAACCGATAGCAAGGGCAAGATACAAGGACAGTGGAAGCTTAAGACAGAGCTTAACAAATGGCAGAAGATACATGACCCTGACAAGGAGTTAGAGTATGACTTCACTGAGGACATACAACCTAAGAACTTTGCGTTGAGTTCAGCTAAGAACTTCGTAAAGAATATCCTTGCGTTTACAGGCTGTCATAGGTCAGTACTGTTGTTAACCAAGGGAGGCAATTGTTTCCGACATCACTTGGCTACCATCCAGAAGTACAAGGGTAACAGGGACAAGCTAACCAAGCCCTACCATTACGATAACATCCGTGACTATTACATCGACCATCATGGAGCTAAGGTGTACGACAAGTGGGAGGCAGATGATGCAGCTTGTATGGCACTACACAGAGGCAGTGGTATAGATGGGGTAGAGTATGTGCTGTCTACTATTGATAAGGATTTAGCACAGCAAGCAGGGCTGCACGTTAACCCTAACAAGAAGGATGAGGGTGTGTATGTTATCACTGAGGTGGATGGGTGGCGTAACTTCTATCACCAGATGCTGATGGGTGACAAGGCAGACAACATCAAGGGACTGAGTGGTAAGCGAGGACATCCCGGCATAGGCAGCAAGAAGGCTACCAAGCTATTAGAACCAGCAGGGGATGACATCAGCATGATGTGTCAGATTGTATACGATGCATACTGCATACGCTATGGCTTAGAAGAGTTTGAGTATAGCCCATGGTGGACTGATGAAGAACTTAACCCGGACAATTTGTTCCCGGACAAACCTAGAACGTTGAAGGGTACACCCCTTAGTATGTTCAGAGAGAACGCAGATTTATTATACATGTTACGTACACCTACTGACCAGTACATGCCACACTGTCGCGTGCTACTAGACCAGTGGACTAAGTACCCCGAAGGTACTGTTAATTATTATATTCCTGTGGAGGAAGAAGATGAAACGTGATAAAAAACTTAAGCAGTATAAAGCCAAGCAGACAGCAGACTTTGTGCAAGTAGACCAAGAGAAGGACAGACCAAACGTGAGTGTTAAGCCACTCAACCAAGGGCAAGCAGAGTACATCGAATCATTACAGAATTGTGCATGTACCTTGGGGTTAGGTGTAGCAGGTACGGGTAAGACCTACCTAGCAGCAAGCATAGCAGCACAGGACTTAGCTAATAGGAAGATAGGTACTATCGTACTGTCTCGACCTAATGTCCCAACAGGCAAGAGCTTAGGTGCATTCCCCGGCACAGTAGAAGAGAAGATGGCACCATGGTTGATGTCTATAACCAACACATTGAAACGACAGTTAGGTAATGGGTTCTATGAGCTGGCAGTTAAGCGAGGTCAGATACAGATACAACCTATTGAAACAATACGTGGTCAATCGTTTGATGATGCAATGCTATTGTTCGATGAGTCACAGCAGCTAGAGATTGATGAGGTGCAAGCCATCGTCACACGTATCGGTAAGAACTCACGGCTCGTGTTGATGGGTGATGTAACCCAACGTGATAACCATGGTCAAGGTTTGGAATACTTGATTGACCTAGCAGATAGACACCACCTACCAGTGGATGTACATGAGTTTAGCAGTGATGACATTGTACGTAGTGAAACATGTAAGATGTTTGTCAAGGCATTCGAGAAAGAAGCAGAGGCAAAGCTTAATGGACAATCAAAACAAGTTTAAATTCTTCTCATGGTTTGCTGTATTAATTATGGTGATGACATGGGGTAACATACTCGTAAGGAGTGGCGCAATTGGCTAAAGTAATTAAAGATGCAGATGGCATCAAACATTTAAGAGGGGCAGACAGTGCCCTATGTGGCAAAGAGATTATCGACAACGCTGTGTATGATGACACACTCACCTGTCCTGACTGCAGTGGAGTTAGTAACCAAAGCAGAGAAGAGAGAATGGAGGAAGTTATAGATGAGCAAAGAACATACAGTACAGGAAGACTTTGAACACTTCCTAGCCTACACAGGCTACCATGCACTACCAGAAAAAGAGCTAGCACGCATTAAGCATGCTTATTATCACGGTGCTGATAGCACAGAGGAGGTCTAACTAATGGCAGCACGTAAACTGGTCGTATATAGCGACATGAGAAAAGAATTAGCAGTGTTCGAAGAGAATTATAAAAGCATCATACCTGATTGCTCTAACCCTAAGGGTATGCAGTCAGCCAAGGATTGTCGCAAGGAGATTCGTGATGCACGCCTCAACCTTGAGGACTTACGCAAGGAAGCCAAGGCACCTACGATAGCCAAAGGTAAGGTGATTGACAAGGAAGCAGCTGAGATTAAGGAGAAGTTAGATGCCCTCTACTCCAAATTCGATGACTCGATTAAAGCTATTGAAAATAAAAAAGAAATTGATGCGGCAAAAGCACGCAAGAAGCAAGAGGATAAGGAACATGAACTGGAAGCAAGAGAGCAAGCAATCTTCGATAAGGAAGTCGAACTCGGATTACGGAAGTCGAACTCGGATTACGAGAAGCTGTTGAAGTCGTACCCGAAGGAACCGATAACGTTGACGTTACCGACAGTGACACTGGTAGTGGTGCTGACCTTCCTGCTGACGATAGCACTGTTAAAAGCAACGATGACGTAGCCGACAGTCTGGATACTCCTGCCAACATAGAGACTATCTGTGAACCACACATCAAGGTAGCAGGTGAAAGACTTAAAGCTCTTAAACAAATTAGAGCATTGGTAGAGCCATCAGATGCACAGCCTGAGGGTCGTATAGATGAGGGTATTGCAGAGGTACATGATGCAGTACTTGCTGATATATGGGAGATTGTTGATGTCTTCCAGTAATCCTGCACTAGATGCTGAGATGCTGGTAGAACACATACAAGCCAGCTTAGAAGAGGCAGTCAAGACAGCAGCTGAGCCGTTGATAGCGGCACTGATTGCTGATGTTGAGAAGCAGGTACGTAAAGAGCTAGGCGTTATAGTATGCAGCCTGTTCACTGAGTACGACATGCGGCTTATGCGTGACCAGCTAGAGATTAGAGTGAGGCTTACAGATGACAGATACAGTACAACGTAAGGTGAATGGGTACATCTTCCTTCATAACAACGGGATGTATTACCTAGAGCCACAGAAGGGGTACACTTACAGCCGGGAACATGCCCATGTCTATACAGCTAAGGAAGCTAAAGCAACAGGGACAAACATGCTAGGATGGGGCGGCAGTGAGAAGGGCAAGTGGATAGTAGTGTATGAGTAGGGTTAGCAAGCATGGTGGTAAGTTTGGCAACGACAAGATGGATGTTAATGCCGACTTCCACGACCTACCATGGGAGGAGCAGACATCACAGATGCAGCCACGCCTTGACAAGGGTATAGCGAAGTTAGTGTTGCAAGCAGACGGTTATACATTTGCTAAACCTGCACCTCTCGAACCATGGGAGCAATGCCCGGACGTATGGAAGTCAGAGGCTGAGTTCTTCCAGTGGATGCGTGGACAGATGAGGAGAGCATGGGCTAGGCATCCCGTTAAGGTGTCTTACATGTACGCTAATCGTATACGTGTACCATTGGGTAAGAAGACAAGTAAGAACCCTAAGGGGATGGTATGGGGCTGCTCATGTGAGCAATGTCACAAGAAGTTTAAGCAAGGAGGGTGTGAGGTTGACCATATAGACGGAGCTGGTAGCTTCCGTAACTGGGGTGAGTTTGAAGCATGGATGATTAAGCTCATGCACATTAACTGGGGTAGTATCCGTATCGTGTGTAAGAAGTGTCACAAGATTAAGAGTTACGCTGAGCGATACGACATGACGATTGAAGAGGCTGAACTTGAGAAGGATGTTATAGCCTTCACTCAGACCAAGACACCTCATCAGCACAAGGTGCTAGCGTTACTCGGACTACCTCACGGTAATGCCAAGGAACGTAGAGCATCGTACAAGCAGCATTTACAGGAGAAGTAATGAACCCACGATTACAAGAGTTTGGAATAGCATTAGCACTATGCATAGCACTTACTATAGGTGGCTGCATACAAGACAGCGTATTCGTTGCAGCATGTGAGGTGGAGGGGGTATACGTATCCGTGACAGCACCTGATAAGCTAATCGAATGTTACACAGTGGAGCATATAAATGAGAACGGACATTAAACAAATTTACCCTGATAAGATTAAGCAGGTAGAGTATATCCCTCTGAATGATAGGATACTATTAGAGCCATACGATGTGGATAACTTTAGTCCGGGTGGTATCATCACAGCAGGTGGTAGTGAAGATGTCATGCATGCCGTGGTGTTAGCCGTAGGCAAGGGCAGGCTCATGCCAAGTGGTCGTATGAAGATGGATGTTGAGGTGGGTGACAAGGTTATCTACGGTAACATGGCAAACAATGTAGAAGATAAACTAAACGGTAAACGTGTGCTACTCGTAGTTGAGCAGTGTGTACTTGCCATCATTAAGGAATAACTATGAAACATTTAACACACACAAGCTGGTTGAAGTGGATAGGTACAGGTATCTTAACAGTAACGGCAGTCATTGCTCTTAGCTTTAGTTCCGCAGCACAAGCACAGGCACAGACTACTCAAGCTACACCGATAACAATTGAGAAGGCAGCAGTAGCAGTAAAATGTGGTATCTTAGCGATAGCAGGTGGCTTAAGCACTGAGCTAATTAACCAGTACGTAGTGGTATTTGAACCTTACGTAGACAACACAGATGTGGGTTATGAAGCAGGCTATACCGTAGGTGTACTTGATACCTCAGGTATGTTACAGGCTAATGAGTACGGTAGCTATGACGAAGCTCGTAAGGCAGCAGCACTGTACTTCTATAAGATTAACAAGTGTACCCCTTATGAAAGCCTCTAAGCTGTACGTACCTGACCTATTCAAAGGCAGGAAGATAGTGTACCTCACCCCTAGCCTCACATGGCATGGTGGTGAAGAGTACATAGGTAAGAAGAAGAAGTCAGTCATGATTGAGGGCGACTATTACGACAGTGATGGTGGCAAGTATGTTATGGGTGAAGGTCATTGGGAGTTATGGACATGATTGAAGCAGGATTAGTAATAGGCGCACTGCTAATAGCATGCGTTATCTACGGGGTATTTCTCCTAGGTAGAGTAGATGGTAGAGATGACCTTGATAAAGTGAAGCGTGACCTAGTAACAGCTAACTCAGTTAAACACAACCTGAACTGTTTAGTAGGTGACCTGAGACATGAGGTTCAGCAGAGCAAGGCAGATGCCGCAGCATACAACCAGAGTAAAGGGCTATGGTGTACAGATAGGGTGGACTTAATCAAGCATCATGCACGCAAAGAGTTATTCTTTAGACTTGGTTACCCGGAGCATAAACTATGATGCCACTGTGGTTAGCATTTGTGATAGTCGGTGTGGTAGGTGGTCTTATCGTATGGTGGGGATTCAGTGAGCTGGCTAAGGGAGTGAAGCACCTATGAGTAGAACAAGCAAGTCAGCTGAGGAGAACTTAGCTAAGCCTGATGAACCAAGTGAACGTTGTTGTGGTGCAGCATGTAACCAGCCACAAAGAGACAATGAGTTGAAGTTGATAGGTGTCCGTGAGTTCAATCGTTTGTTGATTAAGACATGCGCTCTTGATGAGGCACAGATACACTGCTTGAATGTAGTTGAGAGTGAGTACAACATGTTGTTGCATCCGTTGAAACAAGTGATATAAGATTAGCCCCTTAATGGGGCTTTTCTATGCCTATTCGGTAGTGACTTGCTGTTCTTCCTGTACGTTGGATTGTATGACAGCCATTCTGTCTACTAATCGTACTGCCCGGTTACCTACTTGCTTAGCCCAGTCTGAATCCTTCATCTCAGCTGCTGCTTTCTTCCAATCACCAACCTCTATAGCTGCCCACATGTCATCAAACTCATCCAGTCCTGCTTTACCTAGGGTGAACACCATGTTAGTTAGCACATCAAACACCTCATCAGGGACATGCACGCTGTGTTTCTCAAGCAGCTCTGTTATCTGTGTATTAGCTGCATCCATGTCAGTCTTAAACCATTCCTTGACTACTGTATCAGGGATAGCTGTACCTAAGGGGTACTGCTTCATCTCTTCCTTAGTTAATTGGTGTCCAATGCCCCCTGTTATAACCTTCCTGTCCTTGTAAGAGATGTGAGAGCCTTCTTTGTTTCTCCTGACACCTTCATCCTTCTTAATGATTGCTTGTTCCCTGAGTGGCTCGCTCGCATCCTCAGCAGGTGTTTCAGTTGCTGCTTTAGGGATACTACTCAGTGCTTTGGTCATTTCCTCTTGAGTTGCATCTTCCGGGAAGTCGTACTGTTGGCCTTCAAACTCTACTACAGGCATGCTATTCACCCCCAGTGGCAAGAACAATGTTACCGCTAGCATCACGGACAAACTTAATAACTTTAACATCCTCATCCTCTCTTGGTTGCACTATAGCTTGAGCTGCTTCACGTACTGTGTTCCAGTACATCTCACTACCTTGGTATCTAGCAGCTGGTAATATACCTGCTCCATTATACTTGGCAGAGATGCCATTAGCTCTGTTAAAACGTCTAGCGTATGTTGCCATACTAGCATCTGATGATGCTGCAGTTGCTGCCAGTCCTACTCGCTCTGCTACTGGACGAGGTGTCACTGTTAATCCTGCCTCAGTTAATACTAAGCGCTCCATCTGCACATTAGGGTCAGTGGCTAGCTCTACTAGCTCTTGGCTTAGACCTGCAGTAGTGGTTGCTTGCATGTTAATGAATGCAGCCTTAAGCTTGTTGCTCTTAGCTGTTGCTGTTAGCACTTGGTTACTACCGAAGCTACTCCATGCCAACTCTTCCCCGCCATACTTCTTAATGTCCTCAAGTGCAGCAATCTGGAAGTTCTCATCAATATCAGTGGTGCCCATGGCTACCCCTGCAGCGATAACTCTGTCCTGTTTCTCTTTGACTGTCTCTAACTGGTCAGCACTACCTATTCTTGAGTACTGTTTAGGTAAGTTCTGTAAATCAAATGCTATACGAGCATCCCCACTTAATGCAGCAGTAAGAGCCTTGCCCTCTGCAGTAGATGACTTACTCATAAACTTAACTAAGTCTAAGAAGCCACGGCTACCACCGATGGCGTAAGCTGCCACATAATCCGGGTTGTTAAGTAAGCTGTTCTGAGTAGAGGCTATAATAGTAGCATTATGCTGACTCATTACGCTCTGCAGCGTGCCGTCTTCAATCATCTTGATAGTGTTCTCACGCAAGGTGTTCAATGGTGCAAGCTCTGCACTCACAGCAGTACCTGATACACTCAGGCCAGCAGTCTTGGCTAATATAGCCGAGTTAGTGGCACCAAATGCAGCATTAACTTTAGCTACCAAGGCTAACTTCTCATCTACCCCGATAGCAATACCTGATACGTTCATACGTTGAACATCAGCCATGATGTCAGTTATCAATGCACCACCACGGTTAATCACTTCACTGCCTACAGTACGTATAGTGTACGTGCCCTGCTTAGCAGCTAGGTCAAAGCCATCCTGTTGAATCTGGTTCTGTGCAGCTGCTTGGTTCATACCGATTAACTGGTCACGGGTTATGCCTAACTTGATGGACTCAATATCCAACTGCTCAAATGCTTTCTGCTCTGCTGTCTTGGTAGTACCAGCCTCTTGCAGTAACTTGCCGAACAAGGCTTTCTGTGGGTCTAGTCCAGTAGCATCCCTCAATGCACCACGTATCTCAGACTCAAACTCAGGAGCGTTACGGATAGCATTGTTCTGAATTAGTTCTAGTCTCTCAAGAGCAAAGTTAGAGGGCAATCTACCCTGCTTGGCTGCATCTTGAATGAGGGTGAACTCTTCTAGTGCCATGGCGACATTGGGATTAGCCAATGCCTCCTCACTAAAGATACTTTCCTGTATAGAGGGGAACCTGATGGCTTTAAGTGCAAGACCTACTGCCTTAGTTCTACCTGTCACATCCTCTGTGATGTCATCCTCTAAGTTCTGGCGTATTACAGGGATAACTGTGTTAGCCACGCTTACTATTGCATCAGCCACACCAGTGTCGGGAGTGAAGCCACCCCTCAACTGTACTGGTGCGATATCGGCTACGTTGCCTGATGTTTGGAATGGTGCTTGTGCCATTATTTATTCTCCTGCTCTAACGTATCAGTAAACGGCTGTACGATAGCTTGTTTGTTGAATATGTTACTAGGGTTAAGTCCTAGTGTAGTATCTAGTATAACACTCTCAGATAGTTTCTCTGCTACTGTACGCTCATAGAACTTCTTAAGCTCTCTGTCTTCCAATG